GAATTTGTTCCGCTTGTTCCTTCAGTAGGTTACTGATTGACACCAACTTGTCGATGTCGCTTTTCGCGTTGTGATAGTCAACGTATTGCTTGACGCTAATCGAAGAATAGTCAGCAGGTATGCTTACTTTGATGCTCATTTGTTTGTTGTTTAATATCTACAATAAAGGTTTGTTTGTTGAAAATACACCCGACTTTAGCTTGGTGTTATGTGATAGCAGCCTTTGCGAGGTCTAACACAGCTACTTGCGACAATGACGCGTCCATCCGCAAGGCACTCTCCCGTGGCGCTCATTTCTGAGTAGGAGGTCCAGTTTTATGATCCGCAATACAAACACCCTTCTTCGTCGTCATCAATCGTGTTCGCTTCGTTGTAAATGCGTATTGCTTCCATCTCGATTTGTTCCTTCGTCCACGTTGGGTTGAAGGCTGAGATTTGAGACTTCAAGAAGTTTAATTTGTTTTCGCTCATTCCTTATTATAAGTTTATTTATTCGTTCTTTGTCGCAAAAATCTACTATACTTGCGACGAATCCACATTATAAAGGGGTGCTATTCGACTCCTTTGGTTTATGTTCTTTTTGCATATCATGTGCCTTCTTTAAAATTGCGTTCCACTCCCATTTGTCTTTCGGTGTGTTCCACAACTCTTGAAACATCCAGTCTAACGCGTTCATCTTGATTTGATTTCGCGCACGTCCCAAAACATTTCGCAGTCGCCGTCCTTCAATACAGGTGTTTTTTCAAAGTAGCTTTGTCGATACGGGTTCGCCTTCGCGAGGTACCGATAGCAGCTGTTTGTTTGGTTGCAGTTAATACCTTTGCACATTGTGATGTCTGCCATATTTAAACGATTAATTGTTCAACGTCGATTTGATGTTCTTTTAGCAGTTCGCGTATGTATTCAAATACTTCTTCAATTCCTTCTTGATATGCGCCTTCTTGCCTGTCGTTGTACTTCGTGAATTTGCGGTAACCGTTCATGTCAAGTTCCCACAACATCATTGCCATATCGAGAGCCTTCGTTGCTCTGTTAAACTCAATACGATCGTCTGAATCAGTAAGGTCAAATGTCAAAATAGCTGTACTCATTCGGTAATTTGTCGAATTGGTGGTTATAATTTGTCATTGATGATTATCTGAATCGGAGCATCGTTCACACCTGCTAATTCAGTTCGCTCAACGTACCCTCGTTTCTTTCCGCGTGTCTTCAAATAGAAAATTGTTGCGCTTGTGTTGGGTGCGTCTTGAATACGGATTACTTCTCCGTCTGGTGTTGACACCTCGCGGTGCGCTCCCTTAATCAATTCGAACAACTGACTTTCTGCGAAGTCAACAGCAAGGTCGGTCAATGATTCAACCTTTGCTTTGTAATCTTCGTCGTTACTTAACCACAAGTAGTGTGTCGTTCTATCGATTCCTACAATCTGACACGCTGACGTTACCACACCCAAAGTACTTTCCAATGCTTTTAGCATAGCGTTCTTTTTTAGTGTAGAGTTTTGTTGTTTGCTTTCTTCCTTGCTCATACAATGTAAATATAATAATTACCCTAATTTTCCTTTGTAGTGGTTAATAAGTTGTTCCATTCTGCTGTCGTAGTATTTCGAGAACGTCTTGAATCCGTCGTTGTCTTGCTCGTACATTCTAAATAGAACATTGCGTAAACGTTGTGATGGCTTCTTAAGCGTATCTTCAAGTTCACTCTTTAATGATTCTACTGCGTCCAGTTCTTCGCGTTTGAAGTCTTCGTCTTTGAAGGCGAGATAACCGAACTGATTAGCGATAGTGAATAGTTCTGACGCTTGCGCAGGTGAAAGTTCATTCGTTCCAAAGGTTAGTTTGAGCGTCTTGTCCTTTCGCGTACCTACGCTTTCAAGTTGAGCGGGAATTATAATCATATGCTAAAGATACAAAATAGATTATTAACAATCAATAGTTGTTGAAATCTATTTGTATTTTGTTTCACTACTTTGATTATATTTGAATACTCGTTAATATCAAAGCATTGCCCCAAGCATTGTGCTGTTATTAAGTTAACGAGTACGGTGTGCGGGGCAACTTTTTTTGTAGCAATTTGAGAAATGGTCTTGTCCACATTCAACCCATACCAACGACGTGTGAAGTTGGTGAATGAACGTGATAATTAGAAGGAAGGTTATTTGTAGTGGTAAGAAATGACATTGAGTTTCATTTTGGAGATTATACAATTAACCAGTAACAACAGTTATAATAATCCAAGCAATCCAGAGGTGGAACTTGGGGGTGAAACTAGACATAGTTAACTGATTGCCTGTAACCCATGCAGGATCTTCTGAATTATGAGTAACTACTAAACACTATTAAGTAGTAGTTAAAAGGAATAATGATAAGGCATAAATGCGAGTTTAATGTCTTTTCACCCATAAACCTTTCTATGTCCAATAATTAAAATTATGAGTAAGATAAACAAGAAAGCAAAGCAAGAATTGTTCATTCAATTACTGACTAACTACAAGACAAACAATGTTATTACATGGCATCACTTCCAACATGGTCACTTTCGCGTTTATACGCCCAATAAGACAATAGATTTCTTTTTGAGTGGTATGCGTTGGCACAACATTAAAGACAACACCAGAGGGGACGTGTCGAGTTTAGAAGACTTTCACTTGTTTATTTAGTCAACGCTCACGTCTTTCATTGATTCAAGAAACGTATTGATGTCTTTCTTCACGCAAGGTGGACACGTTGAACGCTCATTGAACGCGCCTGTGGCTTTATCCTTGAAAGAATAGAAGCGAAGCATATCTTTCTGCTCCAAACGTCCTTGCGCTTTCATATCAAGAAGAAATCGTTTGAACTCTATTTGTTCTTCAAGAGAAAGAACACCGTTCCACTTTGACGCTGGACAAGATGCGAACGCGAGCTTTGCTTTTATCGGCATGACACACCCACAAAGTTTGATTGACTTCTTTCTGAATAGAACTTCTGTTTCTACTTCGTCACCTACGATTAAAGTTCCGCAAGACTGCGTTGAAGGTTCGAAGAATTTACAGGTGCGACAAATTTCAAGTCGTCTTTTGTACTCATTACTTTTTGCGAATAACATTGGCTCTTATTTTTTGTTTGATATTATCTATTGTGCGGTAAAGAAACGGCATTGGTATTCCCGTTTCTTTTGATAAAGCTCGGTAGGTGAAGTCTTCGAGTATGTACTCCTGAAAGATTAGTCTTTCAAACTCGCTCAGTCGACTAATTAGAATGTCCAGTTGCTCGTTTGTCATTCGTGCGCCTAACCACGTCTTGTCGACTTCGTGTGCATAGTCTTTGAAGTCGCGTCGGTTTCTGTTCCACGCGATTGTTTGTTTGTAGAAAGGTGATGTTGGTGAGTTGACTGAAAGATACATAACACGAATGAGATAGAACTCAAAGTCGCCCGTGTCGATTAGATTCTCAATGTGTTTTGAACCGAACATAGAAAGTAAAGAGTCGTGCAGAAGATCCTCGTAGAATGGTTCTTTACGAGCAATGTTATAAGCTAACTCTTTAAAGTGCTTATAGTGTCCTTCTATGTAATGGTCAAGTGTCAACTGTTAAAGTATTCATCTATTACTTTGATTGCATCTTCGCTACCTTTACAAATATACGAAGCATATCCCCTGTTTCTTAATTGTTCCTGCCAACGCTTCTGCTCTGGACTTGCGACACCACCTTTCTCTTTCTTCATCTCTATTGCAAGACCATTGTATTCATTGCGTGGTTCGTAGATGAATAGGTCAGGGAAGCCTTTGACGTAGCCAGTACGCTTCATCTTGATCGCTTGCAAGTAACTCGTTCGCATACCACCTGCTGAAGCACAATAAAGAACGTCGGGATATGCTAATTTTAGATACTTCACAACTATTTCTTGTTGGTTCGCTTCGCTTTCGGGTGTTGGTTTACGTCTTGAAGCACTTTTTTTATAAGTTTTTTTGTATGTCGTAACGTTCATTTTCAATTAGTTAGAAATTATTTTCAATTTATTTTCATTTTTTTGTTGTGTATTCAAAAGTTTAGCATATATTTGTCAAACAATTAACAACACAAACAAAGATAAACAAAAACAACATGAAAAAAACACTACTCTACATCGCGCTTCTTTTCGCAGGAATGTTAATCGCAGGAACGATTGACGAACAAACAAGACAATTAGAACAAACCCCAAAACACATAAACAAATGATAAATATCGAAGAATTTTTTAACGACCTTGAAAACATCAACAACAATTTTTTAAACATAAAACAAGAAAACAAAATGAAAGTAGAACTAATTCAAAAGACCACGCTGACTGATATGTACTATAAGATTGTAGTCAACGGAGAATTTCATATGTCGTACAACGACTACGACGAAGCGGTGCGCGCTTACGACAAAATTAAGTCAGCCATTCCACGCGAAGAAGTAATGTTATCAAAAGAAATCTAAAACCAACAAACAACATGAACAATGAAAAACACTATTACAAAACACCTTTCCTTTTTTTCGAAGACATCGTTCTACTTACGGAAGCTATTATCGTCGCCCAAAATTATTATGGTGATAAGAGAAATGGAGCATTGGATTGGGATGCCTCTTGTCAAAAGAGAGTTGACGAACTTGAACGAGTACTCCACAAGATTCATTCAACACATTACAAAGAACTACCAGAGCCACCAAAAGAAATCTAACTTTATTTGCGTTTACTCGTCAGCGAACGCATACAACCTAACTCACAACGAGGTCGCAGAGAACATTGAGAAATGTCAAAAACTTTCAGAAGCACGTTGGAACGACCAACTAATTGAATATATTTGTAACCACTAAAATCAAAATAACTATGAAATCATTTTATTGCCCTCGCGTTTCTTATTGCTTTACGAAAGACGATATGAACACGCTCAACGAAAGAATCAAAGCAATCGCATTAAACTACCACGAAGAACATACCGGTTGGTTTGAAGTTGACGAAAATCAACACTTAGTCTTTGTAGACGATCAAGACAATATGTACACCATTCATTTGCGTGGTCGCTTCTGGAGAGCTGACGAGCCAAACTTTGACTTGGAATTTGTACGACTTGAAAAGGACGGTATCTCATTCCACTTCGACATTGAAATGTTTGACGACAAAGTATAACAATGGGTTACTACAAAAGACAAAGCGAGGAAGAACAAATGTCGCAGAACGAATGGTTCTGGCAGAACGAAGAAACAAAGCTCGCAAACAAATTTGAAAATTATATAAATCAAAACCAAATAAACAACATGAGCATAATTGCCCAACAATCAAACAACGGCGCAGGACAAACAGTCCCTGCAGGAACACATGTAGCACGTTGCTACCAAATCATTCACATAGGAACGATAGTCGATACCTATCAAGGTGAAGAAAAGTTAGTTAACAAAGTTCGTCTGGTGTTCGAACTACCTTTAGAACTTGCTGACTTCGGCAAAGGCGAACAACCTTTCTCAATTGGACGCGACTTCACATTGTCGATGCACGAAAAGAGTGGCTTACGCGCCTTCGTTCAATCGTGGTTAGGAAAGTCAATGTCCGATTCTGAAGCGTCTAAATTCGACATCGGTACTTTGTTAGGCAAAGAAGCAATGGTGTCCGTAATGCACCGCACAGCGAACACAGGACGCACCTACGCTGACTTAAAAGGAGCGTCACCACTTGCTAAAGGAATGACTTGTCCACCACAGGTGAACGCAGCGTTCTTATTGGACTACGATTCGCAAGACTTCGACCTTCGATTCAAGATGCTTCCAGAGTGGCTTCAAAACAAGGTGAGTTCTTCGGCTGAATTTAGCCAGCGACTTGACAAAGCTGCGGATCAAATGAACAATGCGAAGGCAATGCTCGAACAAAGCGGTCTAACAAGTTCAACAGACGAAACGGACGATATGCCTTTCTAAATGAATAAGTTGTTATAAAAGGGTGTTATCTCAGACATAATGCCCTTTTATGACACTTAATTATAATAAACCATACAATCAAAACACAATGAAAAAATTAGTAACACTTGAAAACCGCGTTGAGAAACTACTTAAGAAGTACAAATTTCTTCGCAACAATAATAAAGCGCTTTGCGTGAAAGTTTGGGAACAACAGTTCGACGAACGCAAAGACATCACAAGCAACTTCTTTGCTATGTACGAAAGCGGTAAGTACGTCAGCGCAGACAACATCACACGCATTGCACGTTTGGTTAAGCAACACAACGTTGAGTTGAGAGGAACGAACCACAACGACAATAAGAAGAAAGAGCAGTTGATTAAACCACTACTTAAGAAATGAATAAAGCAATCTACAAAACTCCATTCGGTCGCTTAGTCAAGATTAACTTCAAGACGATGCAGAACTTCAAGAATGTTCTTCGCATCAGCGATCCGACGGCACGACTTTACGTCACACACCCAGAACGAATGAGAATCAAAGACTTCAACAACATTTGCTTACATACCGGTCTATCACGCGAAGAAGTTTTTTCAACCTTTACACCTACAATTTTAATCAACGAAGAAAATGACTAACGAGCAAATAAGACAAGAGCTAATCGATATGATTCCCTTCAGACACATGGAACGATTCGAAACATTATGGTTGATGCTGACACCACGCTACGAACGATTGACGACCGAGCAAATTAAGATACAACAGGAACTGGAGAACGAACGTGAAATGTTTTGGTCAGCACTTGAAGATATTACTTGCAGCGTACTTGGAATACCTTCTCAGCAATTGTACACACCAACGCGACGACGTGAAATTGTAACAGCGCGACAAGTTATATTCTTTCTTATCCGTCCTTGCTACCTTCAAAGTTATGAATCAATCGGTAAGCACTACGGCAAGGATCACGCAACGGTAATGCACGGAGTGAAGCAAGTGAGCTGGCAGATTGAGGTTGACAGGAACTACGCAGCCAACGTTGAGCGCATCTGTTACATATTAAATGATATGGGTTATGCTAAACCTATGAAATTTTATACTAAATTTGTCGAGCATCTTGAACATCAAAAAGAACTTAAACTCAAAAAACAACTAAAAAAATGAAAAGTGAATTAATCTTTTGTCCGAACTGCGAAAGCAAAGAACTCGGAGAACGCGTTGACGAAGTATTGCGCGACCAAAATCTTCAAGACTGGGACACCGCATACGAACACGTTGATGAAGACGGAGAAATAAAAGTATGCTTCGATTGTCAGGAATGGGACGACGCAGACGACGACGCGAAAGGCGAAGGGTGGGACTAAAATAAAAATAAAATGATGTTAATACTACAACTAAAAAAGAGAATCGAGATTCTCGAAGCGCAGGTTCAAGAACTATTGAAAGTTCAAACCGCACCCACGCTAATAGCAAAAGACAAAAATTGTCAAGACAAAAAGTGTCAATTCGTCAAACCAACCGTTGTTGAAATATACGACTACGCTTGTGAGAAACTAAGCAACGAAGACGCATTGAAGTTTACCGAGAAATTCCACGCTCACTACGAAGCGAACGGTTGGAAGGTCGGACGCAATCAAATGAAAGATTGGAAAGCTGCCGTTCGTAAATGGGACTTGTCTACCTTTGTAACTACAAACCAACAAACTAAAATCAAAAATGGAAAATTCGACTCTGATGCTGCGCAACGCATCTACAACGACGCTCACAACTACACAAAGGGTTGATCGTGCAGAACGTGAAAGCGCGTTCGTTGCCGACTACGATCTACCTGCGTTCGTAAAACTATGTTCAAAGGTCTGCGCTATGTATGGAATAGCACTTCCAGAAGCGCAACTACTCCAGATGCTGCACGAATTTATAGGCAAGCACTTTCGGTGGGTGACATTTGAACACTTCAATCTTGCGTTCGAACTTAATGCAGCGAATGAACTGAGTAAAAAATGTGAACACTTTGGAGCGTTGAGCGTGTCGTTCATAGGTGACGTGTTGACGCACTACAAACCACACCGCGACAAGGCGAATCTACAAATACAGCGTGAAATCGCGGAATCAAAAGAAGAAGAATCAAAACAATTAAAGGAAAAAGAAATGGCGGTAAACGATGATAGCTGGAGAAGAATGTTTGCGGAAGACTTACACAACTATAAGAAAGGGAAGTACACAGTAATCGAGATTCGTGCGGTGTCGCTTATGCGTTGGTTGGAAGAAGCCAAGTATATTACACCTGACACCTTCACCGACGAGGAATACGCTCTTTGTAAAGCAAAGGCACGCAAGAATATCTACTTCGAGCAGAACTTAAACAAACCAATGGTTGAAAGAATGAGCGACAGGAAGCGTCAGTTATTGAAGGAATCAATTGCGTTTGAAGGAATGCGTGAGTTGTACAAATTATACTTGTCGAAGCAATGAATCACGGATCGTTGTTTAGCGGAATAGGTGGCTTTGACTTGGCTGCTGAATGGATGGGTTGGAACAACACGTTTCATTGTGAATGGATGCCTTTTCCACGCAAAGTTTTAAATCATTATTGGCCTAATTCAATTAGTTATGAAGATATCACAAAGACAGATTTCACTATTCACCGAGGATCAATTGATATCCTTACCGGTGGATTTCCATGCCAACCATACTCAAGCGCAGGTAAGCGACTTGGGAAAGAGGACGAGCGACACCTCTGGCCGCATATGCTCAGAGTCATTTCAGAAATTAAACCAACCTACGTCGTGGGCGAGAACGTTCGTGGACTTACTAATTGGAACGGGGGAATGGTCTTCGAAGAAGTGTGCGTTGACTTGGAAAGTGAAGGGTACGAAGTACAACCGATACTTTTGCCAGCTTGTTCCGTCGGTGCGCCCCATCGAAGAGATAGGGTTTGGTTCATTGCTAAAAACACCAAGCGCGATGGATTCATACAGCGAAAACTTGAGCAAGAAGGAGCAGAAGTTTGGCAACAGCGGAACGCTTGCACAGGAGATTCAATCGGGTTTTGTTTATCAGAGAGGAATGCTTCCAACTCCAACAGTATTCGACAGCACGAACGCGAGTGCGACAATGAAGAGCAGCCAAGTGAAAGAAGGTTCGATGCACTCAATGACACTTCCAAGAATGTTGAGCATGGGGCTGCTGCATACACCAAGAACATCGGACAAAAACATGCATTGGAAAACGGAGAACTGGAAAAGGGACGATTTAGGCAGTCAAATAAACGAGGCTTTTGGAACGCGTTCCCATCTCAATCCCCCATTTGTAGCGGAAATGATGGGCTTTCCACCAAATTGGACGGAATTACCTTTTCTAAATGGCGACAAGAATCTATAAAGGGTTATGGTAATGCAATCGTTCCGCAGGTTGCTTATGAAATTTTCAAGGTAATTGCTGAAATGGACAGGTTAGAAAAACTACAATTAAAACTATTTTAATGCAACCATATAAACCCGAATACCTGCCGCGTCAAATCGAAGCGTTGAACTATTTGAACACAGATAGCATCGTTGAACAGTTGTTATACGGTGGCGCGGCAGGGGGTGGGAAGACGAAGTTCGGTTGTATGTGGCAGATTCAACGTCGTTTGAAGTACGCAGGAACACGTTCGTTAATTGGACGTAGCAAATTAGACACGCTAAAAAAGACGACGTTAAACACCTTCTTTGAAACGGCTGAGGAGTTTGGATTGATAGCAAATAAACACTACACTTTCAACGGACAATCCAACGTGATAAAGTTTTTTAACGGAAGCGAAATTGTTTTAAAAGACTTATTCGCATACCCCTCAGATGTAAATTTCAATTCACTTGGATCGTTAGAAATCACAGATTATTTTATAGACGAGTGTTCCGAAGTAACAGAAAAAGCGGTCAGCATTGTTCACTCCAGATGTCGTTACAAGTTGAATGAGTTCGGGTTAATTCCCAAAGGTTTCTTGTCCTGCAATCCTGCGAAGGGTTGGTTGTACAACGAGTTTTATATGAAGAACAATCGCAACGAATTGCCTTCACACCGCGCGTTTGTGCAAGCGTTACCGCAGGACAATCCATTCTTACCGGTTGCTTACATCGAATCTCTTAGACGACTTCCTGAGTACGACAGGAAAAGACTTTTAGAAGGCAACTGGGAGTTCGACGACGACAGCGACAAGTTGTTTCAAACGGAGAACTTACTTCGAATGTTTCGCAACGAAGTAATCAATGAAGGCAAGAAATACATAACAGCCGACATAGCGCGTTTTGGGAAGGATAGAACGATTATCTGCGTGTGGGAAGGTCTAACTATTATCGATATAATTGAAATGAATCGTGCAGCGTTGGACGAAGTCGTGAACCGCATACGCGTCGTAACAAATACACATAACATTTTGTTACAAGATGTTGTCTGCGATGAGGACGGAGTAGGCGGTGGAGTAGTTGATTTTCTTAAGTGTCGTGGGTTTGTCAACGGATCAAAACCAAAGCACCCACAATACCAAAATCTGAAAAGCGAGTGTTACTACAAATTGGCTCAATATGTAGAAGAGAATCGGCTCACTATCTTATCCAGTACGCGCAAAGAACAAATCGTTCGTGAGCTTGAAATGATTAAACGACACCGCGCTGACGTGGACGGAAAGTTAATGGTCACACCGAAGGACGTAATCAAGAATCGAGAAGGAATCAGTCCCGACGTTGCCGACGCTATCATGATGCGAATGTATTTCGAACTCAACCCAAGTTATGGACAATATGTTGTTGGTTAGCATAGGTTGACTATATTAGCACAAATAAAATAAAAAATATGATTGGTAACGTAGCAAAAACAGAAAAAGGAGTGTATAAATTCTTTTATTCTGAACCTTCAAATTGTAAAGATTCGGAGTATGAAATTGAAAATTCAATTGAAGAAATAGAAACTTTGTACACTTCAAATGACGATTATATTAAAGCTATTTCCGCAGGTGAAGGAAAAGTTAAACTAACTGAAAAAGCAACAGACCACGAATACTGCGAATACTACAACATTGAATATCCTTACACAAGAAAAAAGTTTCGCGAGTTTTCACAATACGTTTATGAAAGCAGAAAAGCAACTGAAAAGAAATATACAAAAATCATTTTTTGTCTTGTTAGTGCTTTAGTTACTTCTTTAATAATTCATTTATTGTCATGAAACCAACACCACTTTACGAAACGCTCAAAATGACATACGATCGTGAGCGCGAAATCGTTAATTCAATTGCAACCTACTTCCAACAGGGAAAGATTCTTGGAGATATTCTTCTTGAACTTTCACAGCGGAAAGACTTAAACGCGAAAGAAAAAATATATCTTGCGTTAATGATTGGTTCAATGATGTCTAAAAATGGAACAGATGGCACAGAGCAAAACTAAGAAAGGAATATGCGTGTACTTGCATAAAGACCTGTGGAACGAGATAGACGAGAAACGAGGTGAGAACAGTCGCAACATATTTCTGAGCGAAGCTATCCAGTTCTCAATGAAATTTTTCGTTGACGAATCTAAAGTAAAATTGACAGAACAAACGTCGACAAAATAGCGACGGACGAACTAACAACTAAGGCGCGATTTCTGCGCTTTTTTTGTTTCTCCAATTTCTTTTTATCAGCATTCAAAGTGTTAATTTCTTCGGTCAACACGTCTTCTTTCTGTTCATAAGCAACAACCACTTCTTGCAAGTTGTCAATCTTTCTTTCTTCGATGTTTAATTGTTCCTTGAGATTGTCAATAACGAGCGAATCGGAAGCAATAACGCTGTCGCATGAGTTGACTAAACGGATAACATCAACCCTATAAATAGTATCTCGAATAATAACAATATCACGATTTCTTTTATAGGTGGTTTTGGCTGAAGATTGAGCGTTTTCATAATATGCAATTTGTTCTTTTAGTTCCAATTGTTCTTCGAGCAGCATCTGGTATTCACCTTCGTTGTAGTTTATGATGCTATCTTGTTTTTGCAGTTCAGTTGTTGCATTATTTGCAACAGTTCTTCCCCAAATGTTCCAACAAATCACCAACCAAAGAATCGATGTTCCGATAAATAGCAGTATTGCAGCAAGTATATTTCTGTTCATAGTATTTTTCCTTCGTGTATTCTGTGATTCTTTACGCTGTAACTTCCATTGATACCTTTCTCAACTATTGCGAAGCCATGATTGTACTTCGAATAAGGATTGTAGTCGGGAGATAATTCAGATAAGCAACCAACACCCCAACAAGTAATGAACTTGCCGTTAGCGTCGCGCTCGTTGTGTTCTGCTGTCTGGTGATGATGTCCGCAAAGCGCGGACACCTTAGTCTTCATAAACAATCCACGCGCAACATTCACAGAAGGAAGAAATTGCTTACCAAATTCGTGCCCGTGAAAGATTGAAAGTTTACCTATATTCAATTTGCTCTTTCCGTCAATCCATTTCACATCGTGCTTGTCGCAATGCGTTAATGAAGGAAAATCAAACGCGTCAATGTCGAATAACTCAGGTGCTTTGATTCGCATGTATCTCCAATATCTTTCTTCGTGGTTTCCTTCTTTGTAATAGATATTCGCGTTTGGAAAGGTGTGTCTTAATGATGCAAGGAATTGACGAATAGAATAAAGTTCGTCTTTGAATTTTCTTTTGCGTGGATCCTTGACGAAGTCGCTAATCATGTGACAGTCTAACGCGTCACCATTCAAGATGATTGAATCACACCCTTGCTTTAACCCTTCGTTAATCGCGCACTCAATAGCTTCGTTGTCCTGATATGGAAAGTGTAAGTCGCAAAGGATTAAGAACTTTGTTCCCTTCACTTCAACGTGTCTTCGCTTCTTAGCGTACGACTTAGGAAGTGCGAATGGATTCAATGGTCGTGGCTTTTCTTCAACCAAAGATTTGTCAAGTAAAGATTTTTTTTGTCGTCCTCCAATTTTTCCTCTAATCATTCGAATAGTGGTGCGAGCGTGTTCAATGTTATTGTAAACTTCTGGATATTCAGCAAATAGTTTTTTCGCTAACGTGAGCGAAGGTGTTTCGGGAAATTTAGTACAAATCTCAGTTGCTATTTGTCGTGCTGTCGTTACTTCCATTGTCCTTTTGTTTTGATTTGGTAAACTTTTCAATTACAGTACCGCCAAACATTCCACCGGTCAACAATGCGAGTGTGTCAAACATCGCAATGGGACAAACGTAGTGTGTGAAAGTAGCAACATAACTGAAAACGATTAGGTTAATTACGACAAATATAGCAATAACTCGCTTCGAACTAACTTTTGAACACGATGTTAACAAAGATTTCAACCAATCTTTCATAAAACTTTGACAATGAACTGAACGATTAAACCACCAATAACACCAGCGGCAGTTGCAATACCACTCAATCGAGCAACTTGCAATCGTTGATTCTGAATATACTTGTCGTGCTTCTGGACCTTACTTACAAGACCTTCTATTTTCATTTGGTCGTCACCGATTAACACGTTGTAAATGCGGTCAATCTTCTTGTCCATTCCTTGAAGTTGTTCGTGTATCAAAGCTATTTCAGTTTCTGTGTTCATTTGAAGTATAGTTGTATCTCAGCTTCACGACGCTTCACTAATCCAGCAAGAACTTTACCACCGCCTTTGTTCCATAAACGGAATGAATCGGCAATGGTTGCGTCAAGTGGATTGATGTTTAACTTTTTAAATACAGATGAACGTTTGAATCCTTGCGTTCCAATGTTGTAAGCAAGTGAAACACACGCACTAAATTGATTGTCGTTGAGTGGTTTCAAAATGAACGGTGCAATGGTTACTGCGAATTGGTCAATGATAAACTTCGCTAACTCCTCAGCGCGTTGCTGCGTTATTACATCGTCTTCCTTAACCTTATCTCCGTTTTCGTAGAATGTGTTTCCGTAACCAATAGTCCACACGTTAGCAGGACATTTGTACGCTTTCAATCGACAACCTTCGAACTTCTTTATAAGTGAATAACCTTCTGCGTTAACTTGCATTGACTAATTTCTTTATTTGTTTTTCTTTGTTTAAAAGGTAGCGACGAAACTTGTCTTCGTATACCTTCTGTTTCACCATGTCTTTTTTTCTCCCTGCTTTAGCCATGTGTTTTTTTATTCGTTATCTAAGCCACCCAAGACCTTGTCTTCTATATTCGTATGGACTGCGGTCACGTCCTGAACTAATCTCAAAAGCGTTCGACGGATAAACATTTGTCTGCGACCAAATTTGGTTTGTTGTGTTCGTTGTGTACTCTGGAAAGTCACTTGAGTTCTGACACAAAAAGTCAACCATTCTTTGCGTGTAAAACATAGCTTGTGAACGCGCTTGGTCGCGGTAGTTCTGCAAGTCGGTTTGCGAGATAGGTTGAGTGTCTTCGCTTACACGAATAACAAGACTTCCGTTGTCTGTTTTAACGTACAAATGCGGTAACACTTCGTACATCGTCCACCACATTATCATTCGACGTAAGTAATTGTCAAGAAGGGTTGCGTATGCGCCTGTAATGTCGTCGTTCACAACGTCTTCTTTAATGCGGTTGTAAAGGTCAGTTCCAAGATACAACTGTGCGTACTTGTCCTGAGATAAATAGATAGCAGGATAAAGAAGCAACGGATCAACCGAGCCGTTAATCCAACTGTATTTCTTGATGTAGTTTTCGTCTATTAAAAGAACTTCGGGTTGTAGTGCCATTTTTTATGAGTATTTAAGTGAACCTCGTGAGGGTGTGTTAATTGGAGCAACACCTTCCGCTCCTTTTTGTGGTACAAATGGATTATTACCCACTCGCTTGTCGTTTTCAAGTCCGTCGTTAGGCAAAATACGTCCTTGTGAATCTCTTTTTCTGATATAGATTTGACGCTTCCAAAAGTGATGACAAAACGCACCACCTTTCCAAATGAATATATTATAACTTGAACTTCCAGAAGGTGCAAATTCTCCGTTTATTCCTGCGTCACTCATATCTTGAATGTCTTCAAAACGAAATGATAATCCAGATTGAGATAAACCAACCATTTCTTGACAAAAATCACGACTGTTCTCACTTAAATTTTGAGAGTAAGCGTAACGCAATTTATAAAGTCCTGTATCTCCCCAAGTAGATTTCTCGTCAGCGTTTGCATAACTGCGAACACTCATATATTCTTGACGGAAATTAGCTTCGTTATGTGGATCGGTTACTTCTTCTTCGCTCAACAATTCCCACTCGTCTAAATCGACTAATTCAGCTTTTTCTTTTAGTGCGTTAATCCAAAGACGACCTTGCTCATCTGAAAAATCATTCTCAGCAGCAACTACTTTTTTTTTTAATTCAGCAGTTTGCACCGTTGGTTCAACAACGACAACTTCGTCGTTGAATGGCGAGTTCATTTCAATGTTTATCTCTCCTAAAATTGGAGTAAAAACTCTTTCAATGATTCTTTGATATGGCTTGATTACTTGGTTGTTGAATATCTCTAAGCCAACAATCATTTCGTCTTTGTTACTTCCGAAGCCGTTCGATTCTCTAATTCCGTGAATCAATGGTGACACAACGCGGTGTCCTACCATGATTTGCTTCGCTGTTTCTTCAGATAAAAACTGATATTGTTTATCAGCGTCCGACAAAGGAAACGATTCGATTTGTGGAGCGCGTGTAGGATCTTCGTTGAAGGTCATTAAGAACTTACCTGCGTTACTTGCACCGCTCAATCTTGTTTCCCACTCACGACGAATGCTTTCTCTTTCTTCTTTCTGCGGTATGCCGTTTAAGAAGTTAATAATGAACGAAGGAAATAATCCGTTCAATATATTGTTAACGTGATAAAGTCCCATTTGATAGGACAATTCAACATAATTCAATGCACCGAAGTAGTCAGGCTTTGCGTAGTACGAACTTCCAGCCATCATGCCGTGTGCGTAAATAACTTGACGCGGTTGTTCTTGTGCAATGGACGGATTGAACGCAGGAATAAATTCGGGTTTACCTTTTTTACTTCTTGTATTCGCCCAATCTTTTGAATAGAAAATTCCTGTAATATCGTCCTCGTCTTTGTCGTAAGCAAGTCTGCAATTCTCAAAAGGCAAGTGGTTTATTTGTACAACGCGAGTGAAGTCCAACGACCAAATAACTTCAGCACAAAATGAACCTTGAAGTTTTAAGTCAAACGCGATACCTTGCAATGCGTTGTCGAGAATAGTTCCTGTTCCTTTTCCTTCAATCATGTAAGCAATTGAGTTCGTCAATGCGTTATGAATAGGACTGTTGTAGTAAAGCGTGATTAAGTGCTGTGGAAATAAGTTGTTAAAACCATAGTCAATCCAACCTGCGCGATTCTCTTTTTCAATTGCTTCAACTGGTTGGTAAGCCGATAAGTTAATTGCTTGTATATTGTTTTCCATAATTAAGCACCTGTATATATTACATCGACAGGGATTGTCGGTGTTGAAACATCAAAGTAAATTGTTCCGTCTTGTAAAATCATTGAACCACGTTCAACCAATCCAACAACGGAAGCATCTGTTGGATCTAAATTGTCATCGCTGTTTTGTCCGTACACGTCGTACTTGTATTTGCCAGCGTCAACAAGACCAACTGTTGTCAAACGAATCTTTGTAACGCGTTCGTTTTCGTTTACTACTTCCACGACTTGTGCGAGTTGTTCGCCTGTCATTTCGTAGGTTAAGATTAAAAGATAGTAAGTGAATGCCACGTTGAAGTATTGGCGACCTTCATCAAGTGAAAGCCACGCATATTGATTCGCAGTGTTTGTATTCAGATAAACCATTCTATCCTTTTATTTATTCGTTGAAATTACAACACGTAGGGACGTTTTGTCCCTATGTGTGTAAAAGTTTTTTTGATTAGTCAAGAATTGACAAAGGAGTACCGCTCAATTTGTACGCTCTCTTTGGAGTTTCGTGTACAAATGCAAGTGTGAAACCATTCATGTCACCAAGTGCAGTTCCTGTAGCTG